TCTCAAACCTTGTACAAGACATCACCATAAGTCGAGGGCGTAAACGGCCGCGCGATGTGTTCGGGCCGGGACAGATGGCCGTCTCAATTAACATACCGAAAACAAACCGTGACCTAGACCCGTTTAACACATCTAGTCCGTATTACAACACGCTCACAGAGCAACCCGGACTAGCACCATTACGAGACATCAGATTAAGCCGTAACGGTGATCGCCTATTTACTGGCAAGATCACCACGTTTAACCAGCAATACACAATGGATGGCTTGACCCAGTACGCGGTATTTGCTGCCGATGATATCTATACTCTGTCACAAGGTTTCTTGCCCGAAACAGCCACCAGCGCCCAAACCTCATCAGCGCGCATTACAGCCGTTTTAAGCGCCGCAAACTACACAGGCACAACATCGCTTACAGCCTCGCCCGTAGCCACGCTAGGCGCTTACACAATTGCTAGCGGCACTAACGCCAACGCCTACCTCAACCGCATCCAAGAGGCAGAGCAAGGCCGCATTTTTTGCAGCCGCACAAACGTCTTAACCGCGCAGCCTCGAACTGGCACAACCCTTGCCGCACCTATTGCCACGTTTAGTGACACAGGCGTTGGCACAGATTATGACGTACTACAAGTTGAGTTCGACCAGTCACCAGTAATCAACAATGCCAACGTCACTATTGAGGTTGGCGGCACATTACAAAACGCCAACAACACTGCCTCAATTAGCCAGTACTTTACGCAAACACAAGCAATCACAGACAGCCTTTTAAGTAACGATGGGCAGGCCGCCACGCTTGCTACATACCTACTTGTGCCATTACCGTTGCCACGTTTTACCAGCATCTCAACCAGTTTTATTACACTCACAGAGCCACAAAAAACGGCGTTAACAACAACCGAGATTGGTGACACAGTCACCGCAATCAAGACGTTTACCAGCGGCAGCCCATTAACGGTCACACAAGATCTGAGCGTTGAGGGAATAGAGCACCGCATCAATGTCTCAACCGGGCATCGAGTCACGATCTACACGGCAGCCACTACCGTGCTCAACGATTTAATCTTGGATGACATTACATACGGCATCATCAACTCACTCAACGCATTAGGATAAAGTGCAACTATGACTACGCCTTTCCCATTTGTAGCAAACACGGTGCTGACGGCAGCACAACTTAACGCAGTAACCACGTTGCCAGTCAACGCAAGGGTTGCCAATTACACCCTTGTTGTTGGAGATGTTGGTTATCGAGTGCAGATGACGGCCGCAGGCGCTACAACCATTACGGTCAACACAGGTATTTTTGCCGCTGGTGACACTATTTGGATTCAGAATATGGGTGCTGGCACTTGCACTATTACGGCTGGCACTGCAACAGTTTCTACGGCATCAAGTTTAGCGTTGGCACAATATGGAGGTGGCACGCTTGTTTTCCAAAGTGCTAGTGCTGCTACTTTTTTTAGCCAACAGGCTGCGACATACGGAACTGCTACAGGTGGCACGGCGTTAGCGACACCGCCAGCAGGTTATTCAGGTATGTCGTTTACATCAGACGGAACACTGACCGTTACTCGCGCAGGGCTTTTTGATTGTTTAATTTATGCGGGCGGTGCATCGGGAGGTACTAATACAGTCTCTACGCGTGGTGGTGGCGGCGGTGGTGCTGGTGCGTTTGTCAATACAACCGTTTTTTTGAGTGCAGGGTCACACGCAATTACGGTTGGTGCTGGCGGTGCAAGTCCGGGTGCAGGGTCTGCTGCGATGGGTCTTGCTGGTCGAGGTTCGGGCATTGCCGCAGTTGTTGCTGTGGCAGGTGGTGGGCCGGGTAAATATGGCAACAACTTTACAATTAATGCCGATGGTGGTTGCGGCGGTGGTGGCTGTGGTTACACCACTGCAGGCTCTCAAACAGGCGGTACGCCTAGCATGGTTGGTAATCTTTACGGGTTTGCTGGTGGCACATCAGGAACAAATGATGGCGGCGGTTCAGGCGGTGGCGGAACGGGCGCGGTTGGCGCAAGTATTACATCGGCAACGGTCGGTGCGGCGGGTGGCGCTGGAACAGATATTGCTACTTTTACAGGTAATGCATCAACTTTTAAGGGCGCTGGTGGCGGTGGTGCGGGGGGAACAACTGGCGGTGCAGGCGGCTCATCTATCGGTGGTGCAGGCGGCACATCTTCAATAGACGGTGCTACGGCTGCAGCCAATACTGCTTCAGGCGGCGGCGGCGGTTGCAACTCGAGGGCCTCTGGTGCGGGCGGTAGCGGTATTGTTTTTATTAGGTTCAAGGTATGAACGTGCCACAGTATTTTGCACAAATTGACGATAACAACATTGTTGTTGAGGTTGCCGTTGTAACAAATTTATTTATGCAAGAAAACTTAGAGCGCTATCCGGGCACATGGATTGAGACATTTATTAAAGTGCCTAATCACACTTACGCTGGTGTTGGTTTTACATGGAACGGCACAGATTTTGTTGCGCCCGTAGCCGACCCAGCATGACCGTAAACAATTTACCTAAGTTTCTGATTTTGCTTGTCGGTTTGCTCTGCCTTACCGCACTAATGATCGCGGACAAAATAGACATGGCATCAGGCGTACCCATGCTGACAATGATTATTGGCTACTCAATCGGCAACGGCGTAAACGCTAAACAAGGCAACGAGTCAAGCAACGTGTTTGGCAACAAAAAAAGCAAGTGATACCCGCCAACCCTAAGATTGTTGGCTCACGGCCGTACACAGGTAACAGTGACGGCGCATCGGCAAGTCATTTACCCGGCATGGATGAGTGGATACGGCAAGCCATCAAATATGGTGGCGGCGCGTTTTGGAATAACGGCTCTTATGGTGTGAGACCTAAAAGAAACTCAGAGTCACTAAGTGTGCACGCCACTGGTCGAGCCGTTGACTTGTCATATCGGATGTCTGAGAAACATCCAACAGCAAACCGTAAAGGCTCAATGGCGTTTCTACGCATCCTCATTGCCAACGCAAACGAGTTAGGTGTTGAGTGCGTGCTCGATTACTTTCCCAAAGCATTTGGGCGCGGCTACCGATGCGACAGACAAGCATGGAAAAGTTACAGCAAGCCAGAAATACACGGTGCGCCGGGTGGCGATTGGTTTCACGTTGAGGTAGCACCAGCGTTTCTTAATCAGCCTTTAACCCTTATCCAGCAAGCGTTTAAGAGGGTATTCACCGAATTGCCACAGTGATGCCCTAAGGTCGAATGACCGGCGATAAGGGGAGATGCAATATGGCTGATGCCAAAACATACGTTTACGAGGTTTACACAACTCACCTAGACACAGAGCAAATGGTGTTAGTGCAGATATTCCGTGACCCTGAGACAGACAAAGTGCTGCACGCACAACTGGCGTTTAAGAGCGCTGTTGGTGACTCATGGGGAACGCCCTACCAATTGGAGAAAAAATGAGTTACTTAGCGATCAAAATAGGTGCATGGGCGATTACAGGTTTAGCCGCGTTTGTGTTGTTGTGGGATGCCAGCGCGCCACCAGAGCGCAAACTGCAACCGGGCGAACAGATCAGCACCGTGCTCAACAGTGTTGTGCCACCAACAATTGCGCTAACACCAATACCAACCACCACAACGGCAGCGCCTAAAAGTTGTGCTGCTTATGTGGCTGACGCAATTAGCGCCGGCTGGCCAGCCGATCAAGCGCCTACCATCGCGCGTGTGATGTTTAGAGAGTCACGTTGCATCCCAACGGCCTACAACGCCAAAGACAGCAATGGCGGTAGTCGAGGATTAATGCAGATTAATGGCACTCACAAAAGATGGTTAATGCAACTTGGCTACATCAACAAACTTGATGATCTATACAACCCAGACATCAATCTAAGAGCCGCGCTACACCTATACGGTATGGTGGGCTGGTCGGCATGGGCGCTGCCCAACCCATGACCGACAACCCACATCCCGAAACAGGCATTACACAAGAAACGAGACGCGCAATGTATCCCGATACCTACAGCGACAAATACAACAAAGTATTTAAGCAATTCATAGATGACATTTTGACCGTTAAACCAATAGCGCCAATAGACCGGCTAGATGACCACTCGATCTTGCTGGATGAATTGGAACTGATGTATGAGGCACACATGACCGTTGGCGGTGAGCAAAACAGGTTCAATGCCTCAGTGCTACGCGCGGCCATCAATTGCATTAAAGCAATCTAAATGAGTTTTACCGTTGGTCTAACGACTACCTACCGTGCAGCGCGTGACCAGATGGTGACAGACAAAATGGCTGAGGTGCGAGCATTAGGTCAAGGCAAAACGGCACGCACACTAGACAACACACAAGCCACACAACTAGGTTTTACAGTTGAGGCAGCATGGGCACAATACAACGGTGCACCATACAGTTTTAGACCATACGAGTTAGGCGGTGATGACGTACTCGGCTACCAATTGCGCGGCACACATCACTTAGACGGCCATCTCTTTACCTATGACCGTGACCCAAACGCCATTTACATATTTGGCACAGTAAACGACACTTGCGACATAGTGACGTTCATTGGCTGGTCAACAAAGAAACGTGCCAACATCTCTACACACTTGCGTACCCACTTAAACAATCACAAACTGCATGAGCCTGCATACTGCACCAGCCAAGTCGAGTTGTGGTCATTTGACCTACTGCCAGCCACTAAACAATTAATGCAACACCGATCTGATATGGTCGCATAAATAAACCCGACAAAGGAGACCCGACATGGCATTTGACTTAGCACTTTACGAGACGGTTGCACAACGCTTAGTGCGCTGGTGGACAGAGTTTGAGGATGGCCGCATCATCACTACTATTCATCACTATGACGGCTCAACGATCATCATGCGCGCTGAGGGATACAACAACGAGGACAGGCTCATTGCCACCGGATACGCAGAGGAGGTGTTTGGCAACTCGCCAGTCAATAAAACAAGTTTCTTAGAGAATTGCGAAACTAGCGCTATTGGCCGCATGATTAGCAATAGCAAGATCGGGCACACTGGTGAGCGCACATCGTCTGAGGAGATGGCAAAGGTCAACCGGCTGACCGCTACGCCTAAGCCAGATTCACACGGCAGCGCTACCGCTAAACAGATCGGTTTCTTAAAGAGCCTTGCGCGCGGTAAAGGATGGGATGATATGCAACTGCTCGAATACATCCACCGATTGTTACAAGTTGATGACGTGGTAGTTGAGAATTTGACCGCTGGTCAATGCTCGGCCGTAATAGATGGGTTAAAGAAATGAGAAATCCAGATGAGTCTTACAACAGATTGCATGATCACATGACGGCTATAGCGCGTGAGCGTGATTGGTTGCAGTTAGAGGTGCAGCGCTTGACCGATGAGTTGCAGTTAGCGCATGAGGCTCTTAAACAAGAGTTTGTACGTCATGGCATTAAAGAGGTAACAGAGTGAGCCGATGGGCATGGTTTGTAGTGACGTGGGCAGTGATAACCACCTACCTACTGTGGCGATCTGATAAGAAATAGAACTCACACAACTGGCAAGTAGCGAATACCTAAGCCTGTCGCAGGGTGGTTGGATGATCGGCGGTAACGCCGTTAGACCAGCGCGCACAAAACCTGATACACGAGAGGCGATGTGCCAAGCGTTGGTGCGGCCTGTAAACATAATCAGGCAGATGTGCAAGGTAATCGGATTGAGGCAGCCCGATGGGTAGAGCATCATCACTCTGTCTCGATACACACATACAGATGACATACACTTAACAAACCGA